AACGTCGAAACCATGTTTTATGTCCGTGAGAAGCCCTGGCACAGCCTGGGTACGCTGGTCGCTGAGGCCCCGTCCTCTGCCGAGGCCCTGGTCTACGCTGGCCTGGATTGGCAGGTGGAGCAGAAGAACGTCTACACCGAGGATGGCAGCCTGATCTCCGGCTACAAGGTCAACACCCGCAGCAGCGACAACGCCGCGCTGGGTATCGTGTCTGACCGCTACAAGGTGGTGCAGAACGAGGACGCTTTCCAGTTCACCGACGACCTGCTGGGCGCTGGCGTGACCTATGAAACGGCTGGCTCTCTGCAAGGAGGCCGCAAGGTCTGGATGCTGGCCCGGATGCCCCACCGCTACATCATCGCTGGAGACGAGATCGCCCCCTATCTGGTGGTCATGAATTCCCACGACGGTAGCAGCGGTATCAAGGTCGCCATGACCCCCATCCGGGTGGTCTGTCAGAACACTTTGAATTTGGCCCTAGGCAGCGCCAAGCGCATCTGGACCACCAAGCACACGGAAAATGTGATGAGCCGGGTCTATGAGGCCAGGGAAACCCTGGAACTGGCGGAAACCTATATGGGCGAGCTGGGCCGGGGAATCGACGCTCTCTCAAAAATCAAGCTGACCGACAAAAAGGTCATGGAGTTCATGCAGGAGTTCTTCCCGGTAGACCTGGATATGCCGGAGGCCCAGCGGAGGAACAATCTGCGGCTGCTGGCGGATATGAAGCGCCGCTATTGGGACGCCCCCGATTTGGTCGATGTAGGCAAAAACGGCTACCGCTTCGTCAACGCCGTCAGCGACTTCGCCACCCACGCCGACCCAATCCGCAAGACGAAAAACTACAACGAAAATCTGTTTCTGCGCACCGTGGAGGGCAACCCCATGATCGACAAAGCCCACAAAATGGTGCTGGCTGCGGCCTAAAGGGGGGGTAATCGAAATGTCTGCCATCGTATTAGCGTCCACAGAGAATATGCCCTATGAGGATTGGCTGGAACACCGCAAGAAGGGCATCGGCGGTTCCGATGCCTCCGTAGTCTGCGGCATCAGCCGGTACAAGTCCCCGGTGGAGCTGTGGATGGAGAAAACCGACCAGCTGCCCTACCAGGAGGCGGGAGAGGCGGCCTATTGGGGAACGCTGCTGGAATCGTTGGTGCGAAGCGAGTTCACCAAGCGCACCGGAATCGAGGTCATCCACGCAAGCCAGCTTCTTCAAAGCGTGGAACATCCCTTTATGCTGGCGAACCTGGACGGTATCTGCGAACACCCGGACTATGGCACCTGCATTTTCGAGGCCAAGACCGCCTCCGCTTACAAGTCTGGCGAATGGGAGGACTCCATCCCGGACGAGTACCAGCTGCAAATCCAGCACTACATGGCGGTCACCGGATACCGGGGAGCATACATCGCCGTGCTGATCGGCGGCAACACCTTTCGCTGGAAGTTCGTGGAGCGGGACGAGGAGTTGATCACTATGTTAATTCAGCTGGAAAGCGACTTCTGGGGTCATGTGCAGGACGCCACTCCCCCGCCACTGGACGGCTCCGACGCTTCGGCTAAGTTCCTGTCCCAGCGGTTCCCCAGCAGCGTCCCCAAATCTCAAATCGAACTGCCGGATACCGCCGCCGAACTGTTCCTCCAGTATGACGCAGCCTGTGAGCAGCTGACCGCCGCTACCGAGCAGAAGCAGGAGGCTGAAAACCTCCTAAAGCAGATGCTGGGCGAGAACGAGGCCGGGACTGCCGATGGTCGTATCGTCACCTGGAAAAGCGTTTCTCAGGAGCGTTTGGATAGCAAAACGCTGAAAGCGGAACATCCGACCCTGTACCAAAAGTACGCAAACAAAACTACATATCGCCGTTTTACTGTGAAAGTGGCGGGCTGAAAGGAGAAAAAGTATGGACACCACAAAATTGAAAAATCGTATGAGCGACAAGGTGGACGCTCTGCAAATGCCGGTGGAGGACACCGCCCTGACCCCGGCCAGCTCCGGCTATCTGGCCCTGAACAGCAACGCCCTGGACGTCATCCGGGAGAACTTGAAAAACCAGCCCCTGACCCTCCAGTTTTTCGATGTGGTCAAGTCCCCCTCCGGCGGCGCTACCGTGTTCTCTGTTCCCGGTCTGGCCGGGGACGAGGCCGAGAAGGAGCTATCCGGCATCATCCTGGACTACACCACGCCCCGGGCCTACTGGGACACGCCCGACCCGGTGGAGGGCACGCCGCCCGTCTGCATGAGCCAAAACAGCATCATTTCCTCTGACGGCAAGTCCTGTGCTCACTGTCCCTACAACGACTTCGGCTCCAAGGATGGCGAGAGCAACGCCAAGGCTTGCAAAGAATCGGTGCTGCTGTTCCTGCTGCGTCCCAACAACATTTTGCCGCTGCTGGTGCGGGTCCCGGTGACCAGCAAGCCCCGGTTCCTGAAATACACCGCCCGACTGGTGGGAACCCTTACCCCCATGAGCAGCGTGGTCACCAAAATCACCTTAGAGAAGGCCACCAGCAAAGCCGGGAAGCCCTACGCCCTGTTCAATTTCGAGGCGGTTCGGGCGCTGGCTCCCGAAGAAGCTGCCGCCGCCAGAGCCTATGGTCAGCAGCTTATGGAGGTCATAAACGCCGCCGACCTGCTACCGGAATTGTCGGAGGCAAGCTAAGCCAACAATGGCCCGGTATCCTTACTAGAAAGGTGGGATACCGGGTCTGTTACTACGCAGAAGGAGTGATAAAATTTGGACTATTGGGAGTTAAAACAAGCCTTTCGGGAGTTGAAATGCAAATCTCCGAAAGAAAACCTGATTGCGCACATTACGTTCACCGAGGACAGCTTTGACAAGCCGTACACCCTATTGAGCCGCACCTATTGTTTTAGCAGTGATAACAAAGCGTTCTATCCCAACATGGGCGGATATTCGATTTTTGCCAGCTGCCTGGATGGAAGTGACCAGGGTGTCCGATTGGATTGGTACATGACCGAGGAAGGCAGCACAGGTGGCTGGAAGGTCGAGGACTGTTACATCTTAGAGCAGATGCGGGACGTAGCTGCCATTCCCCACATGACCTGGGCGGCGCAGGAAGACGGAACCGTCTGCTATTTCTTTGGGAATACCTGCATCCGGGCTTATGAAACCACAGAGGACGGTAAGATCCAACTGGAACCGATACGCGGGGATCAGGCCGCCTGTGGCGAATGGACGGAGCTGCCGCTGGATAGGGTGTACGGATACTGTACCCTGCTGGCCTGGCATCTGAATGGAGGAGGCCAATGATGAAAGTACAGGCATACATCCATAGCTTGAAGGACCTTGAAAATAACCGCCATGTGTTGGGTGAAGCCGAGATCATTCGGTGCATCGGCGATAACCAGTACCTTGCCGAGTACAACGGCGTCCGCTGTACGGCAATCTTCAACTTCTTCGCCGGGCGGTACTTCGTGGATGATGTGTATGGGAGGATGGAGTAAGATAATTTTCTGTCCTAAAACAAAATAAGGACAACCCACAGTGCCGCTCTCCTCGTGCAGATCGTTGCCATATTTTCAGCCTGGTATGCAATAACTCTATAGGATCTAAACGTTTGAAATTGTTCGCTACCAGCTGAAAATTTTGCGACGATCTGCACTCGTCGAGCGGACTTGGAACTTTCTTTCACTGACAGGATGAAGGTCTGTGTCTTGCGCTCGAAATGGCACTGAAAGCGAAGCATATAGGCTGTGCCATTAGGGTACACCCTATCGGCACACGAAAAAAGTATCCCATTAGGGTCCATATCCGCATTTTGGTACGTGTCAACGGTGCGGGTGGCCCTAATGGGACTTTTCGTCACGGATGCGTTTCCTCACTCTTTCAAAGACTTCCTCGCCGGTGTACCGGGTGTCGGAGAGCGCAGCGGCCTTATCCGCCTCATCCAGCTTTCTCTCCACGGCGTCAGTCAAGGCGGAATACTGGTCCAGGCTCATGACCACCATAGAACCGCGTCCATTCTTGGTCAGGAAAACAGGCTCCCCGTTTTTCAGCACAACATCCTCAATTTCGGCGAACTTGTTCCGCAAATCAGAGACAGGTCGAATCGTCATAGGACACAACCTCCTTGGTTTTGTTATCATGACCTTATCATAATTTTATCAATTTAGCAAGAGTTTTAGAGGAGGTAAAAATTTGAAAATTGGCTACATCCGCATCAGCACCGCAGATCAAAATACCGTGCGACAGGAGGTGTTGATGGAGGAACTGGGGGTGGATCAGGTGTTTATTGACCGTATGAGTGGCAAGAATATGGACCGCCCGGAGCTAAAGCGCATGATGGCCTACGTCCGTCAGGGCGACACAGTCATCGTGGAATCCATCAGCCGTTTCGCACGGAACACCCGTGACCTGCTAGAACTGGTGGAGCAGCTGACCACCAAGGAGGTGGAGTTTGTATCGAAGAAGGAGGCTATCGACACAACCACACCCAGCGGGAAATTTATGCTGACCATCTTCGGGGCCGTGGCGGAACTGGAGCGGGAATACATCCTGCAACGCCAGCGGGAAGGTATCGCAATCGCCAAGGAGCAGGGCATCTACAAGGGACGAAAACCCATTCAGTCACCCGACTTCGACCGGGTGGTCGCACAGTGGCGTCGGGGTGAGATGACAGCGGCAGAGGCCATACGAACATTAAAGATGAGCAAGAGTACATTCTACCGGAGGGTGAAAGGTGTCAAATATAGATGAGCCGCATACTTATAGAAAATCAACGGTGTGGGATTTATTCCCACACCGTTTCAACGCTTGATACTGCTAAATGTTTTACAAAGTAAACGGGAAGGCGAAAACGGGTATATTCCGTATAATAAATATTCACTTATTGCAGATAAATTTGGATCAAATTTTTCGCACCCATCGCTACCTTTAGTATCTTTACCACGGGCTCTTTTACACTGACCATCTGCTTCCGAAATGTCATCGGGCGCATACTTCATATCACAAACCCAATTACGGCAGAACATACATTTTTGTTTACATTCATCCGGAATGGTAAGTTGTGCGCCGCTGATGTCCGCGGATGAAGTTGTGATATTTGATGATTCAGCCTTAATAGGGTCAAGTGCGGATTTAGAAAGGTCATTTTCTATAGATATATGCAACTGCGTACGCCTAACTTTTGTCTTGTGTTGTCTACATGCAGCTTCTAAAAGAATATCCCAAAAAATACCAGTGCAGTGCTCAATGAAATTGCAATTCTCTGGACATTCCATTCCAGCTTCTTTCAGACTACGTTTGATAGTTTCTAGTTGTGGCTCACTAAATGTGTGTAGATATGCAGAAAATTTTTCGTGACTAAATCGATCCACATACACGGATGCTTTTTTCTTGCTTAATGATCGATTTCCTGTGTATATCTTGGACAGAGTATTGTTATTCAGTATGCTCAATGGATTATATCCGTCATCTTTTTCTTCTTTCGAGTTCTGTGGGTCTCGCATACAGTTGTTGGTCACTGTAAGAATAAAATCGGCTCGCTCAGATTCTTCTGATTTTGTATTCATAGATAGTATCTTTATAAAATCACTAAATTTCAACGAAAACAAACTCCTTATTTAGATATTTTGATTAAATTTGAGGGCGTTTTATGATAATCCCATAGCTAGTATGAAACGAAAATGTCCGCTGTTGTCCGTGACTGTCCGCCGCTGTCATGCACACTAATTGAGACTGGAGTAGGATGTCGACAAGGGTGGATACAAATTAGACGCAGTTCGATGTACCCCAGACGAAAAAATAAAAACGGAGGAATTTTTTAAGTGAAAGAAAAAGGTAAACAGAAAGGCAAGAAAAAGGAAGATAAGAAATACAAGAAAGACATTTGTCCAGAGATGAACGGTTGGTTTTTTGGCAATTTTATGTCTGACCCATCTTCCTCAGATATACCAGTTCCAATGCGGGTCGATGTGAACTTGGAATCGGGTGTCATCTTCGGCCACCAATATATCGACGGATGTAAAACTCTGGTTGGAATGCCACCGGGCTCCGAAGGAAATGTCCTCGTTATTGGCGGCAGCTGTGCGGGCAAGAGTTCCGGTATTGCTATGCCAACGCTAAGGCACTGTACAGATGCGATATTCGCTGTTGATCCCAAAGGGGAATTGTCTGCTAAGTATGCCGAACAATATCAAATGGGCATTGTGGAACGCCCATACATACTTTTTGATCCCATGCAGATTACTGGCCCAAGCTATGATATTTTTGGTTACCTTGAACGGGATGAGGAATCTGAGTTAATAGCCAATATACGCGAATTAGCACGCAACATCATTCCTATCACGCCAAATGATTCTGAACCTTTCTGGCCAGAAACAGAGCAAGGGGTTCTTGAAGCGTTTCTACTCTATTATTACAAATGCGGACTAAGTTTTAGCGAGGCAGTGTGTAAAATTTACGCTTCGACAACTTCATCCCTTTATGATGAAATCAGGAACAGTGGAGATTTAGATGCGGCTTTTATGCTGGGTGAGGTCACAAATATGCAAAGTCACCAATTGGCCTGCATTGATAGAGGAATCCGAAACGCATTGAGTATATTCGTCGAAGACCCTTATATTTGTCATGCATTTCGTGGTAAGAGAGAAGGCGCTAAATGCTTTAGTTGGGATGACTTAGGTAAGTATCATATCTTTCTTTGTATTCCAGCAAACAAAATCGACCTATGGGGAAAGGCAATCAATTTGATGCTTTCACAGCTGTTTCGTTATCTGGAAAAAAGGCCAGAGCAACACAGCGAAGAGGGAAAAAACACAGTCCCGATTTTGCTGATGCTGGACGAATTTGCCAGGTTCGGAAAGTTGGAGCCAATCACATCGGCACTAGCAACATTACGGAGCAAAAAGGTTAATGTATGCCTGATGATTCAAAGCTTAGCCCAACTTGACCATCTGTACGGGGCAGAGGTTAGACGAATCATTGTTGACAATTGCCAATATGTAGCGATTCTGCGTTCTAATGATGCGGAGACGCAAAAATATCTGAGCGAACTCATCGGAACAACGACGCGTAAACAACGTAGTTGGAGTGAGCATGAGGATAAAAATTCGTTTTGCACAGGCACCACAACGCAGTATAGCGAATCTATTGATTGGGTCGTAAAGCCACATGAGTTATCAACCTTGCGTGATGTCATATTATTGACGCCTTATGGCTATTGTCGAGTTAATAAGATTCGGATGGAAGATGAAGATATGCGGCGGATGCTATTTCCAACCCAAGATGAGATCGATGAAACCAGACCGAAGATATCAATCCGTAAACCGGATGATGAGGACAAATATGGTGTTGTGTATACAATACCAGCTTTCGCTGCGGATGAGGATGATATACCAGAAACTCCTATAGTTCCGCAATGGCAGGAGGGTGCAACTATGATTAGCAAGGAACAGCGAATTGCAAACGCAGATAAACGTATATCCGAGCGTAAACACCAGCAGCTGGTCACGCAGAGGAAAGAAAAAGAGCGTCAGAAGAAAAAAACTGATCATCGTAAGTACATCATCGGAGAATTGATTTCCAACTATTTTCCGGAGATCATGAACCTTAATGATGAAACTCAAGGTGACGATGAAGCTTTCCGCAAGAAGCTGGAAGCATTTCTATCCACAGTGGTGAATGATCAGGATTTGATAGCGCAGCTCAAAGAAAAATTATGACTGAAGGGCGAAACTTCCCGCCAATCAGGCGGGAGTTTCCCTTTCTGAACTGCCGATGTGTAGATGGACACGCACAAATATGGTCATCGAATGGAGATGAGGATATTGTGGCTAATTACTTTTTAGATGTCAGTAACATTAGCCGGGGAAAAGGTCATTCTGTCACAAAACGCGCGAACTATATCACTGGAAAACGTTTGCATGACAGCTACAGCGGCCAAACCTATTATAGGCGAAGGAACGATGTCTTGTATCAAAGAGTATTTCTTCCAATTGACGCACCCAAAGATTATTCTGAGATGCAGATCCTTTGCAACAAAATGGATGCCGCAGAGATACGTTGGGATGCTCGGACAGCGCGCGATATTAAGGGGTCTCTGCCCAATGAACTGGCTATTTCAGATTTAATTCAAATCGTCGATGAATATGTTGATCGGAATTACGTGTCCTGTGGTTTGTGTGCAATTGCCGCTATTCACGAAGGGCATAATGAAGCAGATCCACGAAAGAACAACCCTCATATGCACCTCATTGTTTCTACACGAACAATCAGCCCAAGCGGTTTCAGCGCAAAAAAAGACCGAGAGCATGACAAGCGAAAATA